TATGCATAGAATTGAGAAAGACTTGCAGCAAGTGTTCCCACCTATCGTAGAGGAGAGGTATAGTGACAAGACAGGTAAGAGACTCAAAGACAAAGTTACGGTATTCAATGTCGGTTCCAGACAACAGATTGCAGAGCGTCTTGCTGGTAAGGGTGCAGTTTGGAAGGAACTCACTCCCGCAGGAAAACCAAAGGTGGATGAGGCAACGCTTAAAAAGCAGACTCACATTCCCGAAGCAAAGATTATACTGCGTTACCTTCTGTGCCAAAAACGCGCATCTCATGTGGACTCGTGGCTTAAAGCAGTTGGCGAAGACGGGAGAATACATGGACGAGTACGTCACATCGGAGCGGTTACCGGACGCATGGCGCACTCCAGCCCGAACATGGCTCAAATACCTAGTGTAAGGGCTGAGTACGGTAAGCAATGTCGTAACCTATTCACCGTTCCTGATGGTCGTGTTCTTGTTGGTGCTGATGCTAGTGGTCTTGAGCTACGTATGCTGGCTCACTACATGGATGACGAATCCTATACCAACGAGATACTATCAGGTGACATACACACAGCTAATCAAACAGCGGCTGGTCTGGATACACGGGATCAAGCCAAGACATTTATTTATGCGTTCCTGTACGGTGCAGGTGATGCCAAGATTGGTAGCGTAGTAGGTGGCAGTGCTGCACAAGGAAAAAAACTGAAGACAGAGTTTCTAGAGAACACGCCTGCGCTGGCAAAGTTAAGATCAAAAGTAATGAATGATGCTGAGTCTGGTTTTCTTACTGGTCTTGATGGCAGACGTATACGTGTACGATCACAACACGCCGCACTGAACACGCTATTGCAGGGTGCTGGCGCTGTGGTAATGAAGCAGGCTATCGTCATCCTGTATGACCTGTTGGAACGTGTTGATTTTAAGCTGGTTGCACAGGTACACGATGAGTGGCAGATAGAGTGCAGACCAGAGGACGCAGACTTCATTGGTAAGTCTTGTGTTAACGCAATGGTATTCGCAGGTGAAGTCCTGCAACTGAACTGTCCGTTGGACGGAGAGTATAGGGTTGGTACTAGTTGGTGCGATACACACTAGCGCAATTCTATTTTATGTGGTATAATATTATGGTAAGTTTAACTAGCGGAGAAAAGCTACTATGTCTAATGAAGCACCCAACGTAATGGTCAAGTGTGATTTGTTCTGGCCTAACCTGACTCACAAAAATGAGTTAGCTGGTAAGTACACAGTCGATCTTGGCAACCTATCTGACGCTGCTGTTACTGCGTTGGAAGACATGGGTCTTACTATCAACAACAAGGGAGATGACCGTGGTCAGTACATCACCTGTAAATCCAACAACAAGTACAGAGCGTTCAACTCTGATGGATCAGAGATGCTCATTAAGGGACGAACTCCACGAGATGACATGGATGACCCAGAGTCAGGAGTCATTGTGGGTAATGGTTCCAAAGCCAAGTGCCTCATCGGGTATTACGATTGGGAGTACCTCAAGAAGAAAGGTCGTAGTGCCACGCTTAAGCGCCTTGTAATTGATGAGGTTGTAGAGTACGCACCTGAAGTCGAAGAGATGGAAGCTCTGTGATACTGATCGATGGTGACATGCTGGTGTACCGTGTAGGGTTTGCCTGTGACGAAGAGACTGAAGACGTTGCAACGCAAACCCTAGACAACTACCTGTCCGAAATGGTCATGGATTTGTCTGAACACTATACATCCAGCATTGTTTATCTAACTGGTAAGGGTAACTTCAGGGACGAGGTTGCCGTTACCCAACCCTACAAAGGTAATCGTGATGACAAGCGAGTACCAGTACACAAGAACCTGCTCCGTGATTTTATGGTATCTGAGTGGAACGCACAGGTTGTCAACGGCATGGAAGCTGACGATGCTATTGCAATCAAGGCAACTGAGCTAGACCACAACGCAATCATCTGCTCACTGGACAAAGACTTCAAGCAGGTTCCTTGTTCTATGTATGATTACACCAAGAAAAACTTAAATGCATTTAAGGTTGACGATGCTATGCGCTGGCTGTACAAGCAAGCATTGATGGGTGATCGTGTTGATAACATACCGGGCATCTACGGTGTTGGCCCTAAGAAAGCAGACAAGATTATAGACCCATGCACAACAGAGTGGGAGTGTTACAGTACTTGTCTTACTCACTACTGGGACAACGAGTTGGATGAAGACAGACTATTAGAAAGTCTTAACCTTCTTTATCTGTTACGTTCACCTGACGATAGGTATGAGAAGCCAAGTGAAATATGATTCCAAGTTTGAGAAAGAAGTCCATGAGATCATGCAGGGCTGCGAGTATCACCCAGAAGAACGACTGTTTTATCTTGTTCCTAAATACTATGAGCCTGACTTTGTTTACAAGTACAGAACCAAGACTATATACATAGAAGCAAAAGGACGGTTCCGCACATCTGAAGAGGCACGTAAGTATGTCATCATCTCAGAGACACTTAGCCCAAAGGAGGAGTTGGTATTTCTCTTCCAACGCCCCAACACACCCATGCCGGGATCACGAAGAAGAAAAGACGGTACACGCTACACAATGGCAGAGTGGGCAGACAAAAACGGATTCAAGTGGTACACCATCAAAACAATACCAACAGGGTGGAGAAGATGACTAGACACCTAGTAATACCTGACACTCAAATAAAACCAGAGCATCCTATAGATCACATGGTATGGGCAGGACGCTACGCAGCAGCGATCAAGCCTGACGTTATTATTCATCTGGGGGATCATTGGGACTTTCCATCGTTGTCATCGTATGACGTAGGTAAAAAGTCCTTTGAAGGTAGGCGATACACTGCTGATGTTGAGGCAGGTAACGAGGCTATGCAAGTGTTCATGGATTGTATCAAAGCAGAGCAGTCTCGTATGCGTAGGATGAAAAAAAAGGCATGGAAGCCACGCCTTGTCCTTACTCTGGGTAACCACGAAAATAGAATTGAACGTGCAGTAGAGAACGACGCCAAGCTAGAGGGATTGATGAGTTATGAAGATCTTAATCTCAGGGGCTGGGAAGTTTATCCGTACCTTCAACCAGTTATTGTGGATGGTATTGCTTATTGTCATTTTTTTACAAGCGGTGTCATGGGAAGACCAGTCACTAATGCAAAGTTATTGCTTCAAAAGAAACATATGTCATGTGTAATGGGACACGTACAAGACAGAGACATTGCCTTTGACAGAAACGCGGCAGGGAAAAGAATGACTTCCTTGTTTGCTGGTATATACTATCAGCACGATGAAGAGTATCTTAACCCACAGACTAACGGATCATGGTCTGGTTTGTGGGTGTTTAACGAAGTAGATAACGGCACGTTTGATGAGATGCCAGTGTCTATGACATACCTGCGGGGGAAGTACGGTGTTAACTCTTGATGAAATACTAGAACGAATAGCCTCACGATATGACGAGGTAACAATAATGGAAGCATTAGAGATTACATCAGAAGAGTTAGTTGAACGGTTTGCTGACAAAGTAAACACAAACAGTTGGAAGTTTGACTTAGAGGAAGAGCATGAGCATTAACGAAACAACCCCAGAAGAATGGAACAAAGCTAGTAAGACAGTGTACGGTAAGCTAAATCACCCCAACGATACAGCAACAGCCGCACCTAAAGGCGCTATCCAACGTCAGGTAGGCGGTGACCATTATAAAAAGTTTAAGATTCAACCCTTGGAGTATGCGTTAGAAAACGGGTTGGGAATTTGCGAACACGCAGTAGTTAAGTACGTTACAAGATGGTCAGACAAGAACGGAATAGAGGACTTACGTAAAGCTATTCATTATCTTGAGATACTAATACAGCGAGAGACACAATGAATATAATTGAAGGTAAGTTTAAAAAAGACATACCCGCTAATGAGTTTCTTGCTACTTGTGCGTTAAGAGCACAGGATCAAATGGAAAAAGGTAGAAACCCTAAAGTAGTTGTAGTATTTTTTGAGAACGGGCAACCTCTAGAAGTAACATCATCAGAACAATATCCTGATGGTGTGTTTATGACACTACACTTAGCAGCAGCAGCAATTATAAATGAAACACTAGGCGTAACAGGAGAAACAGAATAAATGGATGCATACCAACAATACATACACAAGTCAAGATACGCACGATACCTACCAGAAGAAAAACGTAGGGAAACATGGGAAGAAACAGTCAACAGGTACGTAAACTATTGGGTTGATCGTGCAGACCTAAATGACTTTGAAGTGTCAGAGATATTTAAATCTATTCATGACCTAGATGTAATGCCTTCTATGCGAGCACTGATGACTGCTGGTGAGGCACTAGATAGGGACAACGTAGCAGGGTTTAACTGTAGTTATCTACCCATAGATCATCCCAAAGCGTTTGATGAAATGATGTACGTCCTTATGTGCGGCACAGGTGTAGGGTTTAGCGTTGAAAGACAGTATGTACAAAAGTTGCCAGAAGTTGCGGAGAAGTTTCATGACACAGACACAGTTATTAATGTGGCGGATTCGAAGATCGGATGGGCGAAATCGTTTAGGGAATTGGTATCATTGTTGTATTCAGGTCAAACTCCCAAGTGGGACGTTAGTAGAGTACGACCTGCAGGTTCCGCGCTCAAAGTTTTTGGAGGTAGAGCAAGCGGCCCAGAACCTCTGCTCGACTTATTTCGATTCACCGTCGAACTCTTTCAGGGTGCGGCTGGTAGACGCCTTAGCTCCGTTGAATGTCACGATCTTTGCTGCAAGATTGCTCAAATCGTCGTCGTCGGAGGAGTCAGAAGAAGCGCTCTCATCAGTCTCAGCAACCTCACAGATGACAGACTCAGACGATGCAAGCACGGTCAATGGTGGGTAGATAATCCCCAACGTGGACTAGCCAATAACTCAGCATGTTACACAGAGAAGCCTGACTTTGAGGCGTTCCTTAATGAATGGACAAGTTTATATGAATCACGATCTGGTGAACGAGGTGTCTTTAGTCGAGTGGCAAGTCAAAAACAAGCTGCACAAAATGAACGACGAGATTCTACCTTTGATTTTGGAACTAATCCATGTAGTGAGATTATCCTCAGACCCTACCAATTCTGCAATCTATCAGAAGTTGTTGTCAGGCCATCCGATACGCTCGCTAATCTCAAACGAAAAGTACGCATTGCGACTATCCTTGGAACTCTACAAGCTACCCTCTGTAACTTTAGATACCTAAGAAATATATGGAAGACAAACACAGAAGAAGAAGCACTGCTAGGTGTAAGCCTAACAGGTATTATGGATCATCCTTTGTTATCAGGACGAGGAGACAAAAGTGAACTTAAGAAGTGGCTTAGAGCTATGCGACAAGAAGCCATCAAGACTAATGAACAGTGGGCTGGGAGGCTTGGTATTAACGTATCTACAGCCATTACTGCTGTTAAGCCTTCAGGTACTGTTAGCCAGTTGGTCGATAGTGCTTCTGGTATCCACCCTCGCTATAGCAGTCAATACATTCGTAGAGTTAGGGCTGACAGCCGTGACCCACTTTGCTCCGTCTTGGAAGCCGCAGGAGTGCCTGTAGAGGACGATGTAATGTCACCCAGTACCAAGGTATTCAGCTTCCCTATCGCTTCTCCAGAGGGCGCTGTGACAGCCTCAGAGATGGGTGCTATGGAACAGTTAGAACTGTGGGAGATATATCAGGATGAGTGGTGTGAGCACAAACCATCAATGACTTGTTACTATCGTGATGAGGAGTTCTTGGAGGTAGGACAGTGGCTGTACAACAAGTTCGATAAGGTAAGTGGTATTAGCTTTTTGCCGTACTCAGACCACACATACCAACAAGCACCATACGAACCTGTAGATAAGAAAGAGTACAGACAGCTTGCTAAGGACTTTCCAAAGGAAATATCTTGGGATATAGAAGAGGCCAGCGATATGACTGAGGGATCACAACAACTGGCCTGCACAGGAAACAACTGTGAGCTATGAAATAAAGATCATAGAGTAACCTTCCGACTTACCTACGTCTTCTGGCTTGTCTTTCGGGTCATGGGACGTAGGTATTCCTTCCTTTTGCATTCTTTTAATACGATCCTTAGAACGCTGACACATACTGTGATAGTCTATAGACGTATAAGACACGCTGTGACCACTCTCATTTTCCTTTTTCTTCATTTTTAACTCCAGTTAAATTTTTAGTAGGT